CACATCGTAATAGACCTGCTTTCCAATACGGGCCACCGGCTCAACTTCCCAGCGGGCGAAGGCGGAAACAGTCACGCCAACACTTTTGGCCATCTGTTGCTGGTTCAGCCAGTGCGGATAGGGTTTATCAATCATACAACCACCTGCCTATAGAATTTTCGTATGTAGCGAAACTTCGCGCCTCTGCGCACCCTCCTGGGGGTGCGCGCTCAGGAGTACCTTTTTTAATCAGTGCGCTGTCGGCTGAGTGCCCAGCTTTGAATCAGTAATCTGATACAGCATCGCCACCAGTGAATCTTCCTCAGCCTGTGTCAGCTCTCCCTGATGCTTCAGCAGGTGGATGGTGGTCTTGGCTGTGATGAAATAGATATGCAGCTCTCGGGCTTCTGTCGTTACTTCACAGGCCTGAAAGGCGTTGCCCAATGGGTGGTTCCCGTACCGCTTATGGAATTCTTCGCGTGTCATGTGGTGGCTCTCCGTAGGGGGGGGGTAGGGTAAAAGGTGGCAGTTTTGATGAGGGTGACTGCCAACACCCAACCAAACCGTCAGCAGGTGAGATCACCACCTGCGACGAATGGCACATTATTAAGGCCATGTGCCAGGGCCTACACCCGCTGCCTCGTCTTAGGAGGGATCACAGCAGGGGGTATTCTCATTAACTGTTCAGCCCGAGAAGCATTTCTTCTCCGTCCGCGTTCACTCTTACCTGAATTTCTCGGAGGATCTCAAACATGAAGGCTTCCAAGTGCGGCTGAAGCCCGGCGCCGTCTACTTTAATCAGCGCATCGCCACGGCTGATGGCGCGGGTTCTTTCTCGGATTTCATTTATCTGCGCTTTCGTCAGTGCGCTGGCATCGTCGGCGGCCTGCTCTCTGAGCTTGTTCTCTTTGCGTATCTGGGAGGCAATGTCTAGCTGAGTGGTTCGGCTGGCTTCGTCGATTCCGCCAAATAGGCTGCCGATTAAGTCGGTACTGCTTGCGAAGTTGTCAGCAATGGCTTTGGCGATGGCCTCAACCTTGTCAGCGCCTGCCTCGACTTCAGCAATATCCAGCGACACCTTGGCCTTGATGTTGGCGATTCTCTCGTCGCTGCTCAGCTCCAACAGCTTGAGCTGATATTCGTTAGTGTTCTCAATCAGGTCTTTGGTTTTCTTGGAGGCCTCGTCCATCGATTGGCCAGACTTTATGATGGTGCCGGACCAGCCGTTTACTTTGCCGGTCGCGTTGTCGTAGCTCAGTTCCAGCCCTTTGTTATTCTCTGCCAGGTCACGGGTTGCCTTGCCAACGTCCTGAAGTGCGCCACCGCTGTCAGAAACTCGCTCTGTGAGGTCCTCCAGGGCGTTGGTTGTTTCGCGTTGGCTTTTGGCGACTTCCTCCCCTGCGTTCGCGTTTTTGACAAGTTCAGCAGCTCTCCGATTGAGTGCGTCAATGTCGAGTTCTGCGGCGTCTTTGGTGTTATCCAGGGAGCGGGCAAGAGAGTCGTTTATCTCTCGAAGCGTTTTGGCGTCTTCTGCCCCGCGGCGAAGTTCAGAGTTGAAACCGGCGAACTTCGCCTCAGCGAGTGCAATCTCGTCAGCGTTGATAAACTCGAAAATTGCACCGCCGAGAGACTGGCCGAGAGCTTCCTCAATAGGCTCAATGACGCCTTTTTGAATTGCTGTGCCAATGGCGAAACCTATGCCGCCTGCAATACCAGCTTTGCCGAGCAATGCAGCGCCCACAAGGCCAAACTTGCCGGAAGACGCGCCAATCGCTTTGACCGTTGAAAGGTTTCCAATCAGTGCGCTGAAGCCTTGAGCTCCAGCCAGAGCGGTTAGGCCGGTTCCTACCGCACCCAAACCAGACGCCAGGCCACTGACAACAGGCAGAACCGTGTCGATGGCTTTTGCCAGGCCGAGAAATTCACCGATGTTTCGTTTGGTGGTGTCATCCAGGTCTTCAAATTCGTCGATACCTTTGCCTATGGCGGCAAACAGAGGTTGCAGGCCATCCACAATACCGGCTGAGATGTTCACCAGGGCGGTGAAGGCGTCAACAACACGTTGGAGCGCTGACTCCAGGCCCTCGACTGTCGAGAGGTCCACGTCGCCGAACACGTTGCCGAACGCATCTCCAAGTTCATCTCCGAGATCCCCGAAAGCGCCGAGTAATGCACTCAGGTCGAGTCCTGCTAAGGCTTCAGGGAAGTTCGCGGCGATGGCCTGTAGCTTCTGGTCAATATCCTGTGCGAGACCTTCCAGGGCCCCCAGAATCGGGGCAAAAGCGCCATCGTCCAGCCGAATCTCACTACCCAGAGAATTGAAAATGCTGGTCAGTGATTTGACGATGCTGCGGGTTTCGTCGGTCAGCGTTCCACCGGCACCAATGAGTGCAGACTGAATGTTGTTGATTAGCGTCTGGCCGAGTAATCCGAGCTTGTCGGATAAATCCTCTGCGGCAGTGGCAGATGCTCCGGCGTTGTTCTCGAACTTCACCAGGTTGTCGGCAAATGTGTCTGCGGCATTGCCGGTCAGGGCCAGAACCGGCGCCAGTGCCTCAACACTGCCAAACAGCTTGGCGATGGTTTCGGTATTGCCTCCGGTAGCCTCTGCTACGTCTGCCAGGACACCGGCAAACCCTTTGCTTTCCAGGGCCGCTGCGTTGAACTCAATGCCCAGAGAGCCTGCAAGTTCGGTTGCCTCTTTCGTAGGCTTCAGCAGCGCGGTGATTGCCGCACGAATGCCGGTGATGGCTTCCGGGGTGCTGGTCCCGGTTTCGGCGGTGATGGTCGCGATGGCGGCGGCCATTTCTTTAAAGTTCAGGCCAGCGGCGGCTGCGATAGGTGCCAGGCGGCCAATACTTGAGGCCAGCTCCGGTATGGTTGTCTGTCCGAGCTGTACTGCGGTGAAAAACGTGTCCGCGAATTCGCCCGCTTGATCTGCTGAGGCACCAAACGCGTTGAGCGTTGATACCAGGGCGGTCGTTGTGTCCCCGAGGTCGGCGCGGCCTGCAATGGATAGCTGCTCGGCGGCGGTCAGTAATTCAAGGGACTCTTTGTAATCGACACCGGCAGAGATGGCGGAATAGGTCGCGTTTGTAATCTGATCCAGAGACGCGGTTGAGCTCTCTGAATACTGAAGAATCTGGTCCTGAAAATCTCTCAGGTTGTCGGCAGGCTGGCCGATGAGTGTGGCGATTTCACCGAATGCTGTATCGAAGTCATCCGAGATTTTCACGGCGTAGGCTGTGACACCCACGGCGGCGGCTGCCAGGGCGGCATCCAGCTTTAGAATACTGTCAGTAACACCCGCTAGCGGCCCAGTGACACTTCCGACACTGGCCGCCAGCGAATCAAGGTTACGGCCAACAGAGGAAACAGCGCCTCCGGTTCGATCGACGCCACCGAAAATAATCTCTACTGTTTTTTGCTTGTCAGCCATAACCCTTTCCCCTTATGCCTGTCCGACTTTGACCAGCCCGCGATAGTCCACCGGCACTGCGGCGAACTCCAGGCGACACTTCACGGATAGGCCGTCAATGTCCCAGCCTTCGCGGGTTTCGTAGTGCGGGCGGGATGCACCGGCCAGGTAGGCGCGGGTGATTGTGTCCACCTGGGCAGGGCTGGCTGCCACGTACCAATCCGTTTCTGAAACCTCATCGAGTCGCGAATCGACAACCAGGGTCAGACCACGGATAAACGCGGGGTTCTCGGTGTCGTTCGCCTTCGACGGATCGACGGTCGATGCAATCAACTGTTCTGCGAGTGTTTCCAGGGAAGCCGGAACAATCAGGAAACGGGGCTGAAGGTTGAGCGGTGCCAGGCTGTTCAGGCCTCTTTGCTTGCGCATCTTTGCGCGAACATCGCCAAGGGCTGAGGCGGTCAGGCCTGAAGCGGTTGCAATGTTGTTGTGGTCGGCATGGAACAGCGCTTTGTTGTCGCTTAATTTCGGGTTACTGGTCAACGCCAGGTAAACCAGATCCGCTTCCTTACGGCGGGCGGCCATGCCGAAAGCCTGCGGCAGTCGGGTGAATGCCTGAAGGTCGTCGTTAATCATGGCCTCGTAGGTCATGCTGAAAATCTTGCCGAACTTTTCAATGTTGAAGCTCATGCCGCCATCGCTGAAGGTGCCTTGTTTGTATTCGGCGCCTTCTGCGATTTTGTCCAGGTCCGGGGCTTCAGAAAGTTGAACCAGGCTTTGCTGCTTAAAGTCCGGAACCTCAGTCTCGCCGGTCCAAATCATGTGCGACTCTGACGATTCCATGTAAGCGTCACGAAGCGCTTTGCCGGCGGTGTTGTTCATCAGGTGGGTGAAATCACCTGTGCTGTGAGAAAACGCCTCATTCAGAATCTGCTGCTTATTCATCAGCATGGTGCTTTTGCCGGTCAGGTTCAGAAAGCGCTCTGCCTGGGCGGCTAGTGGAAGGTTAGCCAGTTCGCGGGCACCATCTGTCGGATTCTTCACGGCGATATTGTTGCGCATTAGAATCGCGTCTGTGGCGTCTGCTTTGAATTGCTTGAGGTGGTCTTGCTGGTCCATAACGATTGCTCCGGAAGTCGAGGGTCTTTGATCTTTGCCCAGCTCATTGAGCAAATGGGCGCGTACAGCATCAGGGGTGGTTTTGCCCTGAGCCATGAGGCCCTGAGCGGTGACGTTTTCCATTGCCTTTTCGCCTTTGAACAGGTCCAGCATGTTCTGGATTTCCTGCACGTTATGGCGGGCCTGGCTGTGAATCTGGGTGATTCGGTCGGGCACATGGTCAAAGGCTGAAAGGTCGGCAGAGGCAGCGATTGCCATTTCCTCGATGACCTCATCCACAAAGCCCATTTCCAGAGCTTCGGCAGCGGTCAGCCAGGTTTCATCTGCCAGCATGGCGTTCAACTTCTCGTCGCTGAGCCCGGTCTTTCTGGCGTAGGCGCTCACCAGGGTGGGCTGGAACTTGTCGAGGATCTCGCCAGCCTTACGCATTTCGTCAGAGTCTCCGACGGCACCAGACCAGGGGCGGTGCATCATCATGATGGCGTTTGAGGCCATCCGGCTTTTACCAGCCATTGCGACAACTGAAGCGGCACTGGCGGCCAGTCCGTCGATGTAGATCACAACGTCGGAGAGTTCATTCAGGGCGTTGTACATGGCGAGGGCGTGGGTAACGTCACCACCTTCGGAATTAACGCGGACACTGACAGTGCCGGAAGTGTTCAGGGTCTTGAGGGAGTCGATAAAGGCTTTGGCAGTAATGCCGCCTTCACCGATGGGGCCATAAAGGTAGATCTCATTTTCGGCCATTAGTGCTTTGATTTTTCGGGTCATGGGTCGAGCTCCGTTGATGACTTAAAAACAGATTACCGGGGCGGGTACGTGTCTGAAATACTGGCTATTTCGTCGCAATATGGGGAGGTTCAATAGCCATCCCCGTTGATGATTTCGAGGGTCCGTCTCCAGCCAAGGGCCAGCTTTGAATCACCGCGATGGTTCATGCAGATTTGCCGGAGTTTGCAGAGTAGGAGCATCGTTTCGTAATTCTTGCAGGTGCGCAGTGCAGGGATGGCCGTATTCATGGCGTAAGCAATCAGCTTTGCCGTTAGCACCTTGCCGTAATCGGCTGAGAGGTTGCGGGCGGCGTCTCTGATTAGGCGGTTGCGCTCTCTGGTCCGCCATACATAACAGAGTCGTTCCTGTGCCCGTCCAGGGCCAACGGATAGACCAAGGCTGTCATCCAGGGTTTTCATGTGGCCTGAGCGGTATTGCTTCATTCCGGTCAGAAGCCAGGTTCTCAGTTCTTCGGAGAGATCCCTTTTCCCTTCCAGGGTGTCGATCAATTCCAGAGCAGCATCGACTGGCGTGATTTGTTTCATGACGCACCACCGATTTGAAGGTGACGTTTCGACGCGCGGGCTTCTTCCCTTCGGTCATTCGTAGAGAACAACCCATGGTAAATTATAAAGGTGTTCACATAGCGACTACCGAAAAGCCAAAAAAAGGCCTGACTGATGCACATAGCGACTACATGAAGGGGGTAAACCCCATGTTTGGGGCCTAATGTGGTCGATATATGACTACATTGATTCACATAGCGACCACCGTTTTTAATTTTCACGCCGCCTTCCTTCCGAAATCCTGAAATAGATTGCTCGGCGCGATTGTCGGTTTTACTTCCAGTTTGCCTTTGCATTCGTCTATTCCTCGCCAAGTTACCGCGTACAGGGTGCAGCGGTGTCTGCCTCCACTGCGGGTTTCCTGAATCAGTCCAGCATCAAGCAACCCTTTCCTGGCTTTGTTCAGCGTTCCTGTAGAGTTCCAGCCTCGTTCCCGCATAACGGAATAGGCCGCTGTCAGATCCCCGTTGTTCTTGCCGTTGAACTGCGAGGCAATATCGACCAACAGTTTCACCTGCCAGCCTCCCAGACTGAGATAAGCCTCACTGCCCAGAACCTCTTTCGGGATGTTCAGGAAGGGCGCGGTGCTGCGCCTCCCTGTGTGCTTTGCGCGTTTATCCGGCATTGACTCACCCCGCGTAATCTGCGAACAAGCGGAAGGCCAGCCGCCGTGATTCCGCGTTCAGCACATAAACGCAATACTTCACAGAGCGGCCATCCCGGTCCCGGGTCTTGCGTTCGACCTTATCGATCTGAATGCCTTTGTCTCGCAACGACGAGATAAGCTGAGGGACGCCATTACAGGGTATGCTGTCGAATAGCTCCCGAACTGAGCGAGGGCCTTTCATAAGCTCCCGGAGGGCTCTATACTGGCGGGGTGATGAAAGACGTTTGGTTGTGGTGGCCGGCGTCTTTTTCATTTCAGTGCCTCCTGCTTATCGATGAATCGATACAGTTCTTCCAGGGCAACGGCCTTGCAGCCGCTTATTCGCACAATGTCCAGATCTCCCCGAGAAACAGCGTCCGTCACTTCTGAGGCAGGCAGGCCCATCGCCTGGGGAACCTGAGAAAGGGCAAGAAACTGATGGTTGTTGCAGAAGAACCAGCCAGGGCTGCGCTTTTTGGGTTGGGTAGGTTTGTGAACTCTCATGCTGCACCTACCTTGCTGGCTTCCCATGCTTCAATTTCTGAGAGCTTCCAACGGGTGCAGTTGGGTCCGAGCTTTACAGGGGAGGGGAATGTCTCTTTCTTCGCCCATCTCCAGGGCGTGACCAGGGACACTTCATAACGAGAGGCAAGCTCTCGGGCGGATAGATATTTTTCGTTCGGTTCGGATTTCATCTCATGGCCTCGCGTGATTTTTGATAACACGGGGCCAGCGTATGGGGGGACTGTCGGAGGGTCTTTCTATGAAGATTAAGGAACTATAAATAAACGATTGAAACCAATTAGATAGCTCTAATTTTGGTCTGTTTCATCTTCCTGCCAGCGGAATGCATGCAACGCTTCATCATCTCGGGGCGGCGGTGTTCCGGTCTGGTATTTGATGCGGCCATGCTCAGTAAGAATTTCTGTTATTGGAAATTTCTTTAGAAATTCGTAATACCACTCTCTCAACTTTTCCATTGATACGGCATAGCGGCTGGAAACCTCAGTGAGTGCTTCCAAAATTTCAACAGGTTCAGCCCGCTCTCGCAGATCCAAAACTTCCTTTACTGCCGGAATCTTCGTTGCGGCCTCTCGTCTGAGGTCATGCATTCGGCGCCCTTTGTGGGGTTCTGGGAAAATATCGCTCCAGGTTCTCGCCTCTAACGATTCGATTTTCTTTGAAGCCTCCTGCATTGCCTTACTGCACCATTCTGGCAAAGGCAGACCATACTGCCCGCATGAGGCGATTGCCTTAATAAGGGCCTTCGAATCGCCATCCTCCCATTGCTTTTGAAGGCGCGGAATCCAGTTGTGCCAGATTCCCCACTGGTGAAGCGGCCAGGTGTCTGAGTTTCCCTCTTTCTTCCATTCCTCATCTCGCTGAGTGGCATCATCCATGGACCAGCTCTCAATGTCATCGATTGCGTTCTGTAGATGGCCATAAGGTTTCTTTTTCATGCTTTACCCTCGCCAATAGAAACCACTTTCCCGGATTCCTTCTCAGCCTCACCATGCAGGCAGAACTTCTCCCAATCAGCCATCAGCAGGCGGCGCTTATCAATCAGCTCTGAGCGGGCGTAGGCGGCGCGTGTGGCGTCGTTGTTCACATGGGCCAGGGCGAGCTCTGAAACCTCGTCAGCATAGGCTGTGCGCTCTCTGGCCCAATCCTTGAAAGTCGATCGGAAACCGTGCGCGGTTACTTTGTGGCCCATCCGTTTCATCAGAGCGGTAAGAAAGTTGTTTGACGGCGTGTCGCCCTTCGGTCCTGGGAATACCAGAGAATCCGGTTTCCCCGGCTCCATGCTTTCCAGCAGGGCAATAGCCGAATCGGTCAACGGCACCCGATGGACCTTTTCAGACTTCATCCGGTCAGCCGGGACGGTCCAGACCTTGCGCTTCAGGTCGATTTCTTTCCAGGTGACGCCATCTTTCCGGATCCGCTTGTCTCCAATCACCTCGTTCGTTCGGCTGGCCGTGAAAATCAGGAATTCCAAGGCGCGGGCAGCGGTCCCGGTTCGCTTTTTCAGGTCTGCCATAAACGTCGGCATTTCATCCACTGCCAGGGCTGCAAAGTGGCCGCGTTTCTTGATCTTCTCCGGAGAGGGGTAGACCTCATCCAGATAGCCCTGCCACCTGGCCGGGTTCTCGTTGGAGCGGTAGCCATGAATCGCGCACCATCCGAGAATGTTCTCGATTCGGGCTCTGACTCGGTTGGCGGTTTCGGTTTTGGTTTCCCAGATGGGGTCCAGAACCTGCTTGATATGGGGGAGGTCGATTTCTCTTACTGGCAATTCGCCAATGTGCGGGATGGCGTAGGTGGTCAGGCTATTGGTCCACTGCGTTTCCTGGCGGGGGTTCCGGAACTCTTTCGATTTCATCCGGATGTATTCTTCCATCGCTTTCTGGAAAGTCAGGCTGCTGATTTGCTCGGCCAGCAGAGAGCGCTTCAGAGCGCGTTTCTCTTCCAGAGGGTCAATTCCATTACGGATCTTCTCTTTGACCTCTCTCGCTTTGTCGCGGGCCTGAGCGAGTGATATTTCAGGGTAGGGGCCAAGGCCCATATCGGGGCGGCGGTTGCCTATCTTCACGCGCAAAACCCACTGACGGGAGCCAGAGGGGGTAATTCTGAGCAGAAGGCCAGAGACACCGCCAACGGGATATCGAATTTCGGCGGCTTCTCCAGTCTCTGAATCTATCCGGCAAGTGAGGCGTTTAACCTCGAGCGGTGAAAGTTCCTTGGCAATCTTCGGCATCGCTTGGCCCACATCCTGTCACACAAAAAGACTTGATATTGGATGCTACAGGGTGTTATGTTGGGTTACAAGCGTTTCAGGTAAGTGATTGTTCTGGAATGGTTAATGGCTGATTTTTTCGAGGAAAATCAGTGGCGCGGTCAGGTCTGGCCCACCGCCACTTTTTCCTCCCCACGAAAAATCCGTTCCGAGCAAAACCTCCCGTCAATCATCATTTCTTAAACTTCATACTACCTGTTATCTGGCGAAAAAGTTTTTATTGTCAGCCTATT